ACGGAACTGAACTCTACCTCGACTCGAAGTACAACGAGTTCCAACACCGTGTGACTGGTGGTGAAGTGGTGTCGACGCCAGCGCGTTACGACCTCGGCGTAGAAGTGGGGGACACCCTGTACTTCCATCACCACGTCGTAATTCAAAAAGGACAGCATCTTGGCCTAGAAGAGAACGACGGGTTGTACGTGGTGCGGTACGATCATGAGCACACTCTGGCCAATCAAGCCATTGCTTACAAGAGCCAAAAAAGTGGACACATATATACTCTCGGTGGCTGGCTGCTGCTTGAGCCCATCGAAGAGAGCCAAGAGAACGAAGTCGTAAACGGCATCGAGGTGGTCAAGCTCAAGAAGGTGCCTACAAAAAAGGCACGCTTCATTGAGCACAACGATCGTACTGACTGGATGGATATCGCTCCAGGAGACGTGGTGGTCTACAAAGAAGGGAGTGACTATGAGATCGAAATCGACGATAAGCTGTACTTCAGAATTCGTCAAGATGAGCTGATGTATGTCGAGGAAAGTTCGTAAATTTACCACCGCAGACGCATCTGAACGACTCATGGACTCTATGGCTGTGGCCATTGACAACATGATTGAGGAGATCAAGCGTCCAGTGGATTCAGAGATCACTGGCTCAGCTCGCAAGGCGGAGTTGCAATCAATTAAACAAACCGCAGTAGATTGCAAGGAGCTAATCATAGAACGTCAGAAGTTAGAGCAAATGCTCAAAGAACTCAACGAGAATGGGCAAATCGAAGAAGACAAAGACTACTCAGGGGGATTCGCGGAACGATTCTCAAAATGATTGGTGGGATCACATCACAATTAACCAGCAAGGTATTGAAGCCTACCTTGCATGGATCTCAACACCAACGCATGAAGGACTGGGCGAATACCGAAGCCCAGGACAACAAGAGGATGAACGTGATCGGGAGTAACGGCAACGACGGACATCATTACGACTGGAGCGGAGAATACGAAGACTAATAGAATGCACCTGTAGCTCAACTGGATAGAGCATCGCCCTTCTAAGGCGAGGGTTCGGGGTTCGAGTCCCTGCGGGTGTACAAATTAAATCAAGATGGCTGAATACATTTGCAAGTGCGAGAAGAAGCACGAAGAGAACAAGAGCGGTGTCACCATTCGGTTTGGTGAAGATGGCGCTTATCACGACATCAAGTGTCCCTGTGGCAAGTATATGGAGGTGAAGAACCCTAAGACTGGGGTGGCTAACCTTGGCCGCATGGATGGCCTTGGAAGAAGCTATTGATGTCTGTACTCGTAGACGTCGATGGATACGAAGATAAGGGGATTAAGATCGACCCTAACGGTACGAAGGGTGAGAGTCTTGAACTCCATGGGCTTCTTGTTGTCCTCCCGAAAAAACCAAAGCGATCTGAGATACTCTTCCATGACCAACCAAAGGCTATGCAGATGTGGAGACGCATTCCTATGCCCGAAGAGCTGCAAAGGCTACGAAGTATGGATGAGTGGTACGAGAAGCCTGCCGAGTTCCGTCGGAAGTTTTCTGGTTACATCGAGAAGGAGTTTGAGCGGAGGCGTAACGGTGTTTGGTTTTACAATTATGGCGTCCCTACGTACATTACAGGAAGGCATTACATGCTGCTCCAGTGGTCCAAAATCGACATCGGGTATCCTTACTATCTTGCCTTCCAGCGTGAAATCTTTCTTCACATGGCTGCGTGCGAAGCTGATCCCCGTTGTATCGGTCAGCTTTATACTAAGTGTCGCCGTTCTGGCTACACTAATATCTGTGCTTCTGTTCTTGTTGACGAAGCTTCGCAGGTTAAAGACAAGCTTCTTGGCATTCAGTCGAAGACTGGTAAAGACTCTCAAGAGAACATCTTCATGAAGAAGGTGGTGCCGATCTTTCGGTCGTACCCATTTTTCTTCAAGCCGATCCAAGACGGTACTACGAACCCTCGTATGGAGCTGGCATTCCGTGAGCCATCTAAGCGAATCACGAAGAACAACAAGACGTCGTTGAAGGGCGACGCCTTGAACACCATCATCAACTGGAAGAACACCACCAACAACGCCTATGACGGTGAGAAGCTGCACATGCTGTACCTCGATGAGGCTGGCAAGTGGGAGAAGCCTGTTGACATACGTGAGGCATGGAGAATCGAGAGAACCTGCCTTATTGTCGGTAAAAGAGTGGTTGGCAAGGCTCTTGTAGGGAGTACAGTGAACCCCATGGACAAAGGTGGGGAAGAGTACAAAAACCTATGGGAAGATTCTAATCCAAATGAACGCAACGCAAACGGTAGGACTAAAAGCGGCCTCTATCGCCTTTTTATTCCAGCTTTCGAAGCCCTTGAAGGCTTTTTCGATCGGTATGGCAACCCCGTCATTGACGATCCGCAGGGTACCGTGCTTGGTATCGACGATGAAGATATCGACGTTGGGGCCAAGACGTATCTCAAGAATGAGAGGGAAAGCCTAAAGAGCGACCCATCAGAGCTGAACGAGGTTGTCAGGCAGTTCCCCTTCACTGAAGAAGAGGCGTTCAGGGACAGCATCGAGGGGAGTCTGTTCAACGTGGGTAAGATCTATCAGCAGATCGACCACAACAACGACCTGTACCCAAATCCTGTGGTCAGGGGCAACTTCATGTGGAAGGAAAAGGACAAAGAGGTCATTTTCTCTCCAGACCCCAACGGGAGGTTCAGGGTCTCCTGGCAGCCTGAACCGTCTGACAGAAACAAGGTTGTCGAGGAAAGAGGTAAGAAGAGGCCTGGCAATGCCCACGTCGGTGTCGGTGGGGTTGACTCCTACGACCTGGACCAGACGGTAGACGGCAGAGGTTCTAAAGGTGCTTTGCATCTGTACAACAAGTTCAACATGCAGGCACCAGCCAACATGTTCGTTGTGGAGTATGCGTCTCGCCCAGATCTGGCCAACATCTTCTACGAGGACGTGCTGATGGCTGCGTTCTACTACGGATACCCGCTGCTGGTTGAGAACAACAAATACGGCATTGTGAGGTACTTTGAGTCAAGAGGGTACGACGATTACTTGCTCGACAGACCAGACTTCCTCAAGGCTGGATCTACTTCCACCAAGACCAAGGGAATCCCGTCTAACTCTCAGGATGTCATTCAGTCACACGCCCAGGCGATCGAGGCATACATCCACGATCACGTGGGCGAAAACCCTGAGTCAGGGGAGATGGGGAACATGTACTTCAACAGGACTTTGGAGGATTGGATTGGCTACAAAATCACCAACAGAACCAAGTTTGACTTGACAATTAGTGCAGGTCTGGCTCTTCTTGCTGCACAGAAAGTAAAGAAAGAGATGAAGAGAGCTACCTTCTCTGACAAAGAGTTCTTTAGGAAAAACAAGATAAAAGAGTACCACCGCTAAGTTTAGTATATTTGCGGTGATGTACGCCAACCAGAACAAAACGAGTGCTGGGTTCCCCGATCCGTTAGCGTCCAAGCAGATCAAAGAAGGTCTTGCGTATGGGCTTAGCTATGCCAAGGCGATTGCCAAGCAGTGGGGTTCAACAGCTGAGGACAACTCCCTCATGAAGCGGAGGTCCAGACTCTTTGACAGAAATAGAAAGTACGCCCAGGGTACTCAGGACACAACCATCTACAGGCAGTTACTTACGAGCCTTGACCCAAACAACGGGGACGGTAGCTTCTTGAACCTGGACTTCACCCCAGTGCCCATCCTCCCTAAGTTCGTAAGGATCGTGGTCAATAAGATCCTCTCGTCTGAGCCGTACCCTAACCTTGAGGCTGTCGACCCTCTGTCTTCCAGCGAGAAGGATATGGAGAGACGAAAGGTTGAGGCGCTCATCAGGAACAAAGAGCAGATCAAGAAGATGGAGCAGGCCAGCGGCGTGCAGGTGGCTGACATGCAGAACATCCCAGAGACTCTCGAAGAGGCTGAGATCTTCATGGGCAACAACATCAAGTCGTCCTCTGAAATTGCCGCACAGATCGGCACCAACATGACTCTGAAGTGGAACGACTTCAGTGACTCCACATACAGACGCTGTGTGAACGACTTGGCCGTTCTAGGTATGGCTGTCTCCAAGAGAAGCAACGATCCGAACTACGGCATCAAGGTTGACTACATCGACCCAGCTTCTTTCATTCACAGCTACACCGACGACCCCAACTTCGGGGATATGGTTTATGCTGGTCACGTGAAGAGCATCACCATCAGCGAACTCAAGCGCTTGGCTGGCGATCAGTTTACTGAGGACGACTACAAGGACATTGCGAAGAAGTCTGCGTCTAAGCGCAACTACGACATCTCCAACATCAACAAGTCCTCTTACGACGCCAAGAGCGATCAGTACAGATACGGGTATGACGAGTACATGGTAGACATCCTGGACTTCGAGTTCAAGACTGTCGACTGCATGTACTTCGAAGAGAAAGAGAGCAGATACGGCAATGTTGGCTTCTACTTCAAAGGAGAAAACTACAAAGGCCCGTCGGAGTCTGTGTACGAAAAGAAAGTGTCTAAGCTGGAGAACGAAGTGATCTACGGCGGTATGTACGTTATGGGGACTGATAAGCTCTTTAACTACGGCCTCAGAACAAACGTTCCTAAGAACATGCACGACCTGAGCAGAGTGGACTTGTCTTACTCTGTTGTAGCTACCAACCTTGAGGATATGATGCCCAAGTCTATGGTGGATAGCTGCATTGGTTTTGCTGACCAGCTTCAGCTCACTCACCTCAAGATCCAGCAGTCAGTGGCCAAGGCCAAGCCTGACGGCATCATCATCGACATCGAGGGACTGGAGAACGTACAGCTCGGCAAGGGCGGTGAGCTCCAGCCTCTTGAGCTGCACGACATCTACGAGCAGACTGGTGTGTTCTACTACAGAAGCAAGAACCCAGAAGGAGGATTCCAGAACCCGCC